CACAAGACGCTAACTACGGTGTTATCGTAGCTGGTCAGGACGATGCTGTTGCTTCTGCTGAGCAGATCAACAAAGTTGAGAACTACCGTGACCCAGACAGCTTTGCTGACATTGTACGTGGTATGCACCTTTACGGACGCAAAATCTTGCGCCCCGAGGCACTTATCACAGCACGTTACAACGCTGCCTAATCTTGCGTAACCTATTGGGCTGGTCTCTTCTGAGGCTGGCCCTTTAGTACGTTATACTCTTACAAAGGACTCCAATAATGGCTATCACAACAGCAATGTGTACAAGCTTTAAGTCGGAACTACTGGGTGGTACTCATGACTTGGATACCCACTCCGTTAAGATTGCGCTTATTAAAGCTACACCTTCAGGCACTTATGGCGCTGCTACAACTAACTACTCTGACGTAACAGGTAACTCTGATGAAGCATCAGGTACAGGCTACACAGCAGGCGGTCAGGTTTTAGACAGCGTTACTATTTCTACTGATGGTACTACTGCTATCATTGATATTGCAGATGAAGTATTTACTTCTGCTACAGTATCTGCTGATGGTTGTATCATCTACAATGCTTCAGCTTCTAACGCAGCTATCTGTGTTATTGACTTTGGCGGTACAAAGACTTCTACAAACGGTGACTTTACTATCCAGTTCCCGACTGCAGATGCATCAAACGCTATCATTCGTATCGCTTAATAGGAGCATAGATCATGGCTCTTGTAGTTAAAGATAGAGTAAAACAGACTACTACCACTACAGGTACGGGTACTCTTACTCTTAATGGTACAGTGGATGGCTTTCAGACTTTTGCTGCTGCTTTGTCTGATGGCGATACTACGTACTATGCCTTACTAGAGCCTAGCACTAACTCTTGGGAAGTCGGGCTAGGGACGTGGACAGAAAGTACCACAACCTTAGCTCGTACTACCATCCTAGAAAGTTCTAACTCAGGTTCAGCTATCAACCTCACAGCAGGTGAAGCTGAGGTGTTTATCACACAGCCTGCAGAAAAAGCTGTGTACTATGATGCTAATGGTGACATAACCCCTACAGGTAACGTAGATGTAGCAGGTACATTAGATGTTACTGGTGCAGCAACATTTGATGACAGTGTTACTATTCAGGGTAACCTGACTATTAATGGTACTACTACAACAGTAAGTGCTACTAACCTAGCCATTGAAGATAATATGATTTATCTTAACGATGGCAGCACTACAACTAATCCTGACCTTGGCTGGGCAGGTAACTACAACGATGGTACATATGCACACGCAGGTGTATTTCGTGATGCTTCTGATTCCACATTTAAGATTTACGATGGTTACACTCCTGAGCCAGGGGCAGCTATTGATACAACACACGCATCCTTTACGTTAGCACCTCTTAATACAGGTGCTTTGTCTGTTGAAGGTAATGTCACTGTAACGGGTACAGTAGACGGACGTGATGTTGCATCTGATGGCAGTAAGCTTGACGGCATTGAAGCTGGTGCTACAGGTGATCAGTCTGCTTCAGAGATTCTTACAGCAGTTAAGACTGTTGATGGTTCAGGCTCAGGTCTAGATGCTGACTTGCTAGACGGACAGCAAGGCTCCTACTACCTAGACTGGACACACGTAACAAACAAGCCTGACCCCAGCGTAACACTATCTGGTGATGTATCAGGCTCAGCTACCATGACTAACTTGGGTAGCATTAATATTACAACTACTGTAGCTAATGACAGCCACACCCACGATGGTCGTTACTATACTGAGTCAGAGATAGGCAACTTCTTTCTTGGTACTACAGCAATCACAGGCTACAATAAGTCAAACTGGGATACTGCTTTTGGCTGGGGCAATCATGCTTCAGCAGGTTACTTAGCAGCTTCCAGCTATACTGCAGCAGATGTTTTAGCTAAGATCAAAACAGTAGATGGCGCAGGGTCAGGGTTGGATGCTGATACACTAGATGGTACAAGCCTTTTTGGCGCACAGCAGTTCATCCAAGCTACAGCTTTAACATCATCTGATAATCTGGACACAATCATATCAAACGGGCATTACCGTTGGAGTGGTTCCGCTCCTGTAAACGCACCTTCTGGTACATACCATAATATGATTGTTCTCAATGACGGTGGGCAGGCTACCCAGATGGTGTGGGGTGGTGTTGGATCAGGCACAGCAGACATTCATATTCGTCGTCGTGACAGCGGTACGTGGCAGCCTTGGACTACCTTCTGGAATAGTGGCAATGATGGCGCAGGTTCAGGACTAGATGCTGACTTACTTGACGGTCAACATGGCAGTTACTACTATAGCCCTGCCAATGCACCAGACCCTACACTGACGCTTTCTGGTGACGTATCAGGTAGTGCTACATTTACTAACCTTGGTAATGCTACACTGAGTGTTACTGTAGCAGATGATAGTCATAATCACGTTATCTCTAATGTAGATGGCTTGCAGACTGCGTTGGATGGGAAGCTGTCCACATCAGGTAAAGCTGCTGACAGTAACTTGCTGGATGGCATTGATAGTGGCAACTTCTTAAGAAGTGATATTGATGACACACTAAACGGTGACATCACGCATACTGGTGTCGTGCGGAACACCAACAACGCAAATGTTGATGGCCCAAACTTTAATGTAAGCACAACAAACAAAGACACCACTGAGTACGCATATCGTGTAGATCGCAGCGGCACTACAGTAGGCGGTATTAGGATTGATGGTCGTGGTATTTTTGCATCAGGATCAACCGTTGGCGGCAATAACATTTGGCATTCTGGCAATGACGGCTCTGGTTCTGGCTTAGACGCTGATTTGTTAGATGGAGTTCAAGGCTCTAGTTACTTGCGTAGTGATGTGTCTGACACCATGTCAGGTAACTTAACTTTAACAGGGACAGTTGACCACACAGGCCTTTATAACGGTATCTATCATGGCATTGTAGAAGATCGTTATTATTCTGATGACTATAATGGGGCTAGAAACCTAAGTGCTTTTCTTGAGACACAACGTAGTGACATTATCCGCTACCGTCCTGTATCTAACCTAGAGTATTGGGACGGTTCTGCATGGCAGGATGGTTCTTCTCAACTATCAAATCTAAAAAGGTTGCTTGACGGTAGAAAAGACACAGTATGGCAAGTACCAAGTACTTACTACAAGTTCCGTTTTACAGTTACTGCAAACACAAGCTGGCCTCTTAGAGCTTTAATAGGTTTAGAGACTAGTTGGACAGGCTCAACCTATCAAGGCTGTCAGATGTTAGTAGAGGAGCTGCAAACAGACTCTTCTTGGGATACTAAAGTTACAGCAGATTTCACAAGCTCTAATGGTGTTACAAACTGGGGCACAATGCTTCGTGCAGACTCTGCATTACATACAGGGCGAGGTTCCCAAGTATATGCTACACGTATCACAATAGACTTTTCTAGTTGGGTTCCAAGTAACCCTAGTTATGTAACTGTGCCCCTACAGAATATCTTTGTTTTATCTAACCATGCGGGTGCGGAAAACAACGACTACAAGTCTCTGCTAGACTACGATCAAAACATTAACGCACCAGCAAACATAACAGTCACAGGTACAGTAGACGGACGTGATGTTGCAGCTGATGGAGCAAAACTTGACGGCATTGAAAGTGGCGCAACTGCTGACCAGACACCAGCAGAACTTTTAGCATCTATTAAGACAGTAGACGGTTCAGGCTCTGGTCTAGATGCTGACACTGTAGATGGCCTACAGGCTTCTCAGTTTATCCGTAGTGACGCAACGGATACAGCAACAGGTGTAATAACCTTTTCTGACCGCATCCAAGCCCACGAAATACGCACCAACACGAACCAAGAGCTTATCCTCAGTGCAGGCGAAAGCGCATCGTATGCTACAGGCCAAACGGGTGAGTACGTCTATGTAAACGCAGAACAAGGTTTGCAGATCAACACCTCGCCTGACAACTGGTCTTCTGGTTGGGCTGGTCGTGACACGTTTACGTTCTCAAGCAGTGGTATGCAGTTCCCTGACGGTACAACACAAACAACAGCGGCTCCCGCAGCGGAGCAGGATTACGGGCTTATTACAGGCTCTGTAACTGTTACAAATGACTATGGAGCATTAGCGTAATGGCAATACAAGTTCAACTTAGACGTGGTACAACATCACAGCACAGTAGCTTTACTGGTGTAGTGGGTGAAGTTACTATAGACACAGATAAAGACACTGTAGTCGTACATGATGGCTCTACAGCAGGTGGTGTGCCACTAGCTAAAGAGAGTGCTTTATTCAATGGCACATACGCAGGAACAATCTTTGGTGAAAGCCTGCAAGAGGACTATGATGCACTCTCAGGCACAACGCCTACCATTAACGCTAACAATGGTGGTGCATTTAGCCTTACAATGACAGGCAACACAACATTTACATTTAGCAGTGTTACATCTGGTCGATCTGTTGGCTTCATCCTACAGCTAACAGGCAACGGCGGTACAGTAACATGGCCCAGTTCAGTAAAGTGGGCAGGTGGTACTGCACCTGATGCTCCTGCAAGTGGTGAAACTGATGTGTTGGTCTTCCATACACGTGATGGTGGTACAAACTGGTATGGTGTACTCTCAAGTGACGCTGCAGCGTAAGGAATAACTTATGGCTTTCTCTGTCAGCCCCTTCTCATCTATTGCATTTAGTGATAGCGGCTCTCGTGAAGAGCTTGTAGTTTTATCTGGGGTTGGCGGTACAGTTCAGATAGGCACGGGTATAGATGTTCGCTCTATTGTCTCTGTGCCTCAACCTGGACAAGTAATAACTGCATCTGTAGGCAACGTAACTGTATCAGGTATTGGTAACACAGGTACTACTGGTGTAGAAGCAACTACTGCACTAAACACCGTAGGTACTACAGCAGAAGTAGTAGTCCTGCCGACAGGTGTAACAGCTACAGGAAGCGTTAACACAGTAGGAGTCACTTCCCTAGCTAATGTAGCTTCTAGCTCTGTAGTAGGGGTTACACAGGCAGGTACACCTACCATAGTAGCACGAGCAAGCACTGGTACAACTGGTGTAGCTGGTACAACCACACTAGGTCCAGCAGAGGCTAAAGCTGAAGCAGTAGCAACCCTAACGGGTATAGAAGCTACTTGTATTACAGATGATCCACTTGTAAGTGGCGATGAAGTAAGCATTGTAGCAGCGGCTGTTGTACCACCTGACAGTAACGATGGTGTAATAACTGTAGGTATTCCTACAATTATAGCTGATGCTAACTTGTCAACAGATAGTGTAGCTACTACAATACAACTAGGAAGTATTACAACTACAGCAGAGGCTGTGGTAGTACCGACATCTTTATCTGTAACTAGTGCGCTGGGAACAGTAGTTACTACTGCAGACGCTAACCTAGAAGTTACAGCAGTATCAGGCACAGCTTCTCTAGGCTCTGTAACTATATACGCTAAGGCTGTTGTCCTACCGACAGGTGTAACAGCTACAGTAATCACGGATGATCCTCTTATTAATGGCGATGAGATTGTCGTTGATGCTGAGGCGGTAGTTGTGCCTAATAGCAATGATGGCGTAACATCACTGGGTGCAATCAACGTAACTGCGGAAGTTAATCAGCTTGTTGATACTGTATCTGCAGAAGGTACTACGGGTGTAGTTATTCTCGTAGGCGATGCTAACTTTAGCATTAACGGTGTAGCAGGCACAGCAGGTACGAATACTGTAGAGGTTGATGCACAAGCAGTGGCTGCAGTAGTAAGTGTAGAGGCTCTCTTCTCTGTAGGCTCTGAAACAGTCACTACTGTACAGTTTGATTATGAAGCACTTAAAGAGAACTATAACAGACAGCGTACTGATTACATTAGAGGTTTGGACAATATTACTAGAACAGTGTTTGTTGAAGCAGAACAAAACAGAAGTGTATATGTAGAACCTCAGGCAAGCACAAGAAGAGCCTACGCTAGGGCAGCTTAAAGGATAAACTAATGTCAATGAAATGGCCTAACAAAGACCCTGATGAAGTGCTAGACTATAGCATTGACTGGTCACGCTTCCTTGGTACTGCAATCATTGCAACCTATACATGGTTTGTTGAGGATGCTGATGGTGTTAAGACAGAGCTTACACCTAGTGGTCCATTAGTGAATGGCATTCAGTTGGTCTCTGCTACAGCTACAAACACTGTTACAACAGCCTACATTGGTTCAGGTACTAACAACACCCAGTATAAGTTCACGTGTCAGATCGCTGATTCAAATGGCTTAGTAGTAGAGCGCAGTGTACGTCTACGTGTGAGGAATAAATAATGGCATATAACTTTCTTGGTTTAGTTAATGATATTAATCGTAGACTTAATGAAGTAGAGCTTACAAGTTCTAACTTTGCTAATGCTAAGGGCTTCTACAGCACTGCTAAGGATGCAGTGAATAGCGCTATCCGACATATTAATCATGAAGAGTTTTACTGGCCTTGGAACCACGTAGAAGAGGAAGATACTCTTACTGCGGGTACAACACGTTATGGCTACCCTTATGACGCTAAGACGATTGACATGGATAGCTTTCGCATCAAGCGTGATGATAGTCTTAGCATAGGTACAGTCAAACTAAAGAACTTGAACTACAAAGAATACCTTGACAAGTATGTAGATTATGAGTATAACTCTAGTGCGAGTATGCAAAAAGTACCGTCTTTTGTTGTACGTGCGCCTAGCCAAGAATTCCTTCTTGTTCCTACTCCTGACAAAGCATATGAGCTAGTCTACGAATATTACCGCAACCCTGTTGAACTAGAACTGTTTGACGATGTGCCTAGTATCCCTATAGAGTTTAAGCATATCATTGTGGATGGTGCTATGTTCTACGCTTATCAGTTCCGTTCTGATACACAGGCTGCACAGATCTCACAGGCTAAGTTTGAAACAGGTATTAAGTATATGCGTAGTTTGTACATTAACCATTACGACTATGTACGTTCTACAATGATTACACACCCCCGTTCTAGCCTGAGAGCTTAATAATGGCTACACAGTGGCAAACATTTCCTGTACCTTTTACTGGTGGGTTGATTACAAACATCAGCCCTCTCCAACAAGGTATTAATAACGTAGGTTCAGCATTTCAACTGCAGAACTTTGAACCCTCACTTGATGGCGGTTATCGCAAGGTAGCAGGCTATACAAAGTTTATTGATGCTGAGATTCCTGGATCTGGTTTAGTACAGGCTCTAGCGTTAGTACAGCAGGATAACAATGAGAAAGTCATTGCTGCACGTAATGGTGTGTATTACATAGCTAACGGTATTGATGCTACACCTACATGGACTTCTCTTGCTACAGCACCTGACATTACCTTCTCTAAGGTAAGACAGGCACGTTACAACTTCAATAATGTATATCAGATATGCTTTGTTGATGGTGTAAACTTCCCTGCATACTATGATCGCACGGCAGGTACATTGACGCACATGACAAGTTCAGCAACTAATGATGCTGTAGAGGGTGCAAGTCATGTTTGTGTGTTTAAGAGTACACTCTTCTTTGGTGTAGGTACAGAGCTAGTCTTTACAGCGCCCTATAGTGCAGATGACCTAAACCCTGCTAATGGTGCTGGTAGTATCAGTATTGGCTCAGAGATCACTGGACTGATTGTCTTTCGTGACCAGCTTATCATCTTTGCTGTAGATAAGATTATGCGTATCACAGGTACTAGTGCAGCAGACTTCTCTATGAGCGCTGTAACAGAGGACTTGGGATGCTTAAGCGCTGACACTATCCAAGAGGTAGGCGCAGATATTATGTTTCTTGGCCCTGATGGGTTACGCACACTAAGTTCTACAGATCGTATCGGTGACTTTGGTATTGATGTTGCATCTAAGAACATTAGACCTACAGTAACTAAACTACAGGACTACGCTGCTAGTTTTAGTAGTACTGTTATTCGTGGTAAAGCGCAGTACAGGTTGTTTGCTTACGTAGACAGTGAGCGTGATAATGTTGCTAAGGGTGTGTTAGGTACTAAGTTCATTGACCAAGGGGGACAGGGCTTTCAGTGGGCTGAGCTTAAAGGCTTTAAAGTATACATTGCAGACTCTCAGTTTATTGGTGAGGATGAGTATCGTATCTTTGCTAATAATGATGGATATGCGTATAGCCTAGATACGGGTACTAGCAGAGACGGTGCTGCTATTGACGCTATTTATGAATCACCTTACATGCCTATCAGTGATCCACAGGTACGTAAGACTTTCTATAAGCTAGACTTATACATAAAGCCTTTTGGTAGTATTAACATTACAGCAGGTATTAAGTTTAACCAAGGCCGTGCAGGGTACATCCAGCCTGCTACATTTCAAATCATACAAGCAGGCGGCGGTACAGGTATCTATGGTGATAATAGTTCTAACTATGGCACTGCTGTGTTTGGTGCGCCTAGAACACAGAGTTACCTTAACCAAGTGATTGGTTCTGGTGAGACAGTAGCGATACGAATTGAAGACAATAGTGCTGATGCAGCATTCTTATTAGACACAGCACTCTTTGAGTTTGCTACAGATGATAGACAGTAAGGAAAACTGATATGGCAGGTTATACACGCCAAGACTTAGCTAACAACATCTCTAATGGCAACGTCATTGATGCTGATGATCTTGACAATGAGTTCAACGCTATTGACGCAGCGTTCAATAATTCTACAGGACACGTACATGATGGTACGGCTGAGAATGGCGCACCTATTACAGTGCTTGGCCCTGTACAGGACATTGTGGCTACGACTACTCTGCTACGCCCTAAGACAACCAACGTAGTTAGCTTAGGTACAGACGCTCTTCGCTATAAAGATCTGTTCCTTGAAGGTAACGCTGATGTAGATGGCACAGTAAACGTACAGGGTGCAACTACACTGCAAGACTCCTTAGCTGTAACAAGCAATGTGACTGTGGGTGGTAACCTCACCGTAACGGGTAGTGCTACTATCGCAGGTAACCTTACATTCGGTGATGCAGCTACGGATACTGTTAGCTTTGCTGCTGATGTAAACTCTAACCTACTACCTGCTGCAGATGATACGTATGACTTGGGTGCTACAGGTGCTGAGTGGCGTAACCTATACATTGATGGTACGGCTAACATTGACACGGCTGCAGTAGATACTGCTAATGTAGGTACTCTTGCTGTGTCAGGCAATGGTACAGTAACAGGTGATCTTACAGTTAATGGCAATATTAATGCTACAGTTGTCGGTACAGCCTCTACAGCAAACACCCTCACCACAGCACGTACTATTACTCTAGCAGGTGACGTATCAGGTGCAGCTAACTTTGACGGCTCCTCTAACATCACTATCACTACAGTTATTGCTGATGATAGCCACAACCACACTATCGCTAACGTAGATGGGCTACAGGCTGCACTAGACTCTAAGTCTGCTACTCTGGGTGACTTAGGTATTACAGCAAGTATTGCAGAGATTAACTACGTAGACGGTGTAACATCTAACATCCAGACACAACTAGACACTAAAGTAGAAACACTCAGTGACCTCAGTATTACTGCTACTGCTGCTGAACTAAACACATTAGATGGTATCACAGCAAGCACAACAGAGCTTAACTACGTAGACGGTGTAACGTCAAACATCCAGACACAGATTGATACTAAACTTACAGATTTTGCATTAGAAAGTTACACAGGCGATGTTGACATTAATGGTGAACTTATAGTAACATCATACAATGAAACATACCAAGCTGTTTCTTCATCAAGTGGTAACACAACAATTAACTGTGAAGCAGGTAACGTATTTAGTAGCACACTAAGTGAGAACACTACGTTCATCTTTAGTAGCACCCCTCCAAGTGGTATAGCTTATGGGTTCTCACTAAAGATTGTGCAAGATGCAGGTGCTAGTGGTTATACTGTAACGTGGCCTGCTGCTGTAGTATGGCCTTATGCTGACAAGTATGCAGCATCTGGTGCGCCACGGCTTACAGGTACAGCATCTGCAGTAGATCAGTTTGTGTTTTACACATATGATGGTGGCACTACTTGGCAAGGCTTCACAGCAGGGTTAAACTTAGGGTAATATAGAATGAGCAATATTAAAAAGTTAATGACATCTGCCGCTGGTGGTCCTGTCCTGAACGTAGAAGATGTGTTCAGCACTTATTTGTATACTGGTAATGGTTCCTCACAAACAATCACCAACGGCATTGACCTTGATGGTGAAGGTGGTTTGGCTTGGGTTAAATCAAGAACCGGTTATGTAGATCATAATCTTATGGATACTGAAAGGGGTCTTGTTAGTGAAGGGGGTGGGCCTTTAAGTACAGCCTTAACTTCTGCTCAAGGTAACAACGCTCAGACAATAACCTCTTTTAACTCAAATGGTTTCACTGTCGGAACAGAGGGAAGTGTATCTACTAACAACATGGACTTCGTCTCTTGGACATTCCGCAAAGCCCCTAAGTTCTTTGATGTGGTGACCTATACTGGGGATGGAAACTTTAATGATGGTAACGATTATTCAAAAGCTATCCCACACAACCTCGGAGTTGCTCCGCATGTAATAATCATTAAACGCACAGATAGTTCAAGTGATTGGTGGGTAAAGCACAAAAGTAAACATAATAACTTAATCAAACTTAATTCCTCTTCTGCTCAGTTTCAGGACGCATCACCAACAGGGTCTAACTATCTTCCCATCTTTAAAAATGGCCCCAATGTTTCAGATGATACACACTTTTATTTAGACTCTGGTGATCACACGAATGGCCTTAACAATCCAGGTGCTGTTTTAAGTAATATTAACAACGCAACCTACGTCGCCTACCTCTTCGCCCACAACGATGGCGACGGTGGGTTCGGCGCTGATGGTGATCAGGATATTATCAAGTGTGGGACTTATACTGGTAATGGCTCCGATAATGGCCCTGAGATTGATTTGGGGTTTGAGCCTCAGTGGTATATGTTTAAGAAAACGAGCGGCTATAGCGGTTGGTTTATTTATGACGCAATGCGAGGTTTCTCCGTAGACCCTTCTGGTGGCCCTTATTTGTGGGCACATACGGAGTCGGAGGAGCAAGACAGTAATAGAGTTCAACCAACTTCTACAGGCATAAAAATCCACGATGGTAACGATAGTTGGAACGAATCTGGAGCAACATTCATCTACATGGCAATCCGCCGTGGTACTAAAGTGCCTGAGAGTGCGACTGAGGTGTTTAATGTGGGACTCCATAACGGGAACGTTGGCTTGGAGCAGTTTATCCCCTCTGGCGGAACAGGGTTTCCTATTGACCTCTTAATCTCCGTAGACCGTGGGCAAAGTAACCAAAGAAATCGTTATTTTATTAATAGACTCGCTGATACATGGTCGATGACAAGTACCAACAGTAATGCGGAGGCTTTTGGGCCTTCAAACCCTATCGCAAACATCTCAGGGTATCAAGACAGGGTTCGAATCGGTCCTGCTGGAGAGATAAACACTAGTTCTTGGCCTTCTGTGGACTATTTCTTCCGCCGTGCGCCGGGCTTCTTCGATGTCGTTGCTTACACTGGGAACGGAGTTTCAGGACGTACTGTAAGCCATAACCTTGGTGTTGCACCGCAACTAATATGGCTAAAGAGCCGTGATGTTAGTAGGTCATGGACATCTTCTATTCCAACTTCCTCTGGGATTTCAACAACCCAAAGACTTATACTTAACTCATCTACTGGCGCAACAGATCAGGCATACTTCCCAGCACAGCCGACTGATACTGACTTCACAATTATCAGTGACTCAGACATTAATGCTAACGGTGAAGACTACATAGCCTACCTCTTCGCAAGCCTCCCCGGTATATCGAAGGTGGGGAGCTTTAGCCATACATACGGAGGTACTACCAACGTAGATTGTGGCTTTACGTCAGGTGCAAGGTTTGTACTATGGAAGCGCACAGATGGTGCTCGCCACTGGGAATTCTTTGATACTACTCGGGGGATTGTAGCAGGTAATGACCCATACTTACGTCTAAGCGACAATAACGTTGAAACCTCTAGTGACATGATAGACCCATACAGCGCAGGTTTTAGTATTGGGTCTGCACTTGGTACTGGCGAGTTTATCTTCTACGCAATCGCATAACCGCATACGCAACGCACTCACGTGCTAATACCCAAGGTCATACAAGGAGTATCAACTAATGACTGAATATCGTGATCGCACAACTGGTGAGCTTAAATCTCAAGGCCAGTTACGCAAAGAAAACCCTAACATGTCCATGCCTAAAGTGTGGGGCGCTAATGTGTTTGACGCACTGAATGTAGACCCTGTTCTACGTGCGCCACAACCTACGGATGGCATTGGGACATACCAATCAGTACGCCGCAATGGTGTCGTGCAGGATGCTCTTAACAACTGGGTTGAGGCATGGGAAGTTGCTGACATGTTCAGTGACACAACTGAGGATGGTGTAACAACCACCAAAGCTGAACATGAGGCAGCATATCAAGCACGTCTTGACAGTGAAGCAGCAGAACGTAATCGCAATGAACGTGATCGCTTGATTGGTGAAACAGACTGGTGGGCTTCTTCTGACTTGACTATGACTGCTGAACAAACAGCATATCGTCAAGCACTGCGTGACATCACAAGCCACGCTAACTGGCCCCACTTAGATGAGGCTGACTGGCCTACTAAGCCATAAAGTGTAAGTTATGTCTGACATTAAGCTAACAACAGAAGAGCTAGAGGAAATGCTAGACAGGTCTGCTAAGCGTGGGGCTAAGCTAGTCCTGCGTGAGCTTGGCTTACAGGACGAAACAGCTGCTGTAGACATACGTGAGATACGTGGCTTGCTTGAAACGTGGCGTCAGACCCGTCAAAGCATATGGAACACCTTCATAAAGATAACTACCATTGCTGTGTTTACCTTCATTGCGGCTGCAATCTGGATGAAGCTAGGTAATTAATAAGGACTATTATAATGGCTAAACGATTTGGTGGGTTTACACCTGAACAGATGGGTAAGATTATACCTGAGATGCAGGGTATGCAGGCTGATGAACAGGCTAAGTTCTTAGCTTCACAACCAGGTGCAGCTGCACGTGTAGGCCGTATGGCTGAACTAGCACAGCAACGCATTGGTATGGCTGCTGGTGGTATGGCTAAGAAGCAAGGTTACGCACCTGGTGGCCTTACTCTTAAGACAGGTCAAACCTATAAAAACACATACTCAGGTGGTGTAGAAGCAAAGGGTTCACACCCTACTGACAATGACAAGCCTGGTAATCCCCCTCCCAACCAACCTAACACTACAGGTGGGTTTGATATGGGTGAGACTCCTGCTGATACTACTACTACCGTTCAGCCTACTATTACGCAGTCCCTCACTAGCTCCACACCTATAGAAGGTTTACCTACTGCACCGGATATAGATAGCACTGTTACCAGCTTAATAGAAGCTAACCCACAGGATTACTACGTTAATGAGATTGACTACGAGAAAAACAAAAAGTTTGCTGTAGATCAGACTAAGGCTCTCTCTGGTAATACAGCTATTATGGCTGACCCAGATGCTTACAAGATTGAGAGGCGTGGTAATCGTTACCATATTGTGTACCCTGACGGTACTGCAATCAATACGGAATATTCTGGTTTAGCTAATGCGGAAGCTAGAGCTAAAGGCGTAGCTGCAGGTCTTAAAGCCGTTAAGCCTTTGCAAGAACAATACACTCAACAGTTAGACTTATACAGACAGAACCAGTACACCCAAGCAGGTACAGCCCTTACTGATGTAGGGGCTTCACTAGACACGGCACAGACTGCTGTATCTCAGGAGCAGGGTACACTAAATGCTCTATCTCAACAGCGTGACAGTCTTCCTGCTGATGACCCTCAGCGTGAGGTACTACAGAAGCTTGTAGATGATCAGCAGATCAAGGTTACTGTAGCTAAGGCTAACCTAGCACAGGCTAGTGCAAACGTAGCACGTGTAGGTACACCTAGCACTACAGAGCTACAGGCTGCTGCTCTTACAGATCCTATGTCCATGACTACTAAGGCTGACGTAGCCCTTACTTCTGAGGCACAGAAGGCTGAGGGTATGATTGCTGCGGGTACAGGTCAGGCTGCTGCAGTGGCTGATACTGCTACTCAGACAGAAGCTGACATTGCAGCTAATGCACCTCTAGCAAAAGAGTTTGAAGCTGCAGGTATGACACCTAAAGAGGCTGCTGCAGAAGTAGCTAATGTCATGTCAAAGCTTACTGCTGTAACTGGTAAGCCTAGTGCTCAGGCATTGGCTGATGCAGCTACTATGGCTCCCTCTGAGTTAGCACAGCTAGGCTTAACAGCTGAGCAACTTGATCGTGCTCAACGTGTAGAGGCTGTAGCACCCCTAGAGGTTACACCTGAGATGCAGGTATCTAGTGCTGTAGACTTTGAACGTGCTAAAGCTGAGACTAACTTTGCTGCAGCTACAGGTGTTCCATCTACTGAGGCTACTGTACAGGGACAACTTACAGGTCTGCTAGAACAGTTTGAGGGTGGTGATACGCCAGCATGGGCTGCAGGAGCTATGAGGGCTGCTACAGCCACACTAGCTGCTCGTGGCTTAGGTGCATCAAGCATGGCTGGTCAGGCTATTGTACAGGCTGCTATGGAGTCTGCACTACCTATCGCTATGGCAGATGCTCAGACACGTGCCAGCTTTGAAGCGCAGAACTTATCTAACCGTCAACAGGCTGCAGTGTTTGCTGCTGAGCAACGTGCTAAGTTCTTAGGCATGGAGTTTGACCAAGCGTTCCAGTCACGTGTACAGAATGCTGCACGTATCGCTGACGTAGCTAAGATTAACTTCACAGCTGAACAGCAGGTAGCCCTAGAGAATGCTCGTATGGCTCAGACTGTAGACATTGCTAACCTAGATGCTAGGAATGCTAAGGTTATGGCAGATGCTGCAGCTATGTCACAGTTAGACATGGCTAACCTAAACAATAGACAGCAGGCTAACGTACAACGTGCTCAGGCTTTCCTAGACTTTGATATGACTAGCATGAGTAACCAACAGCAAGTGGCTATGTTTAAAGCGCAGAGTTTGGCTAGTGTGTATACCTCTGACACTGCTGCTGCTAATGCAGCTAAACAGTTCAATGCTGCTAGTTCTGATCAGGTTGATATGTTCTTCTCTAACTTACAGAATAACATTAATCAGTTTAACAATGAACAGTATAATGCTATGGAGCGCTTTAACTCCGGTGAAGCTAATGCACTGTCTCAGTTCAATGCAGTACAGCAGAATACTCGTGATACATTTAATGCACAGAACCAGCTAGTTGTAGCACAGGCTAATGCACAGTGGTCACAGGCTATTACTACCATGGACAATGCTGCACTAAACCAAGCAAACCGTGATGCGGCTGCAGCTGCTAATAACTTTACCATGACAGGGTATAACAACGCTATTCAGCGTGAGCGTGATACTCTGGCTTGGGCTTGGCAGTCTGCAGAGAATACTGGTGATAGAGATGCTAAGATTGCTGTAGCTAAGATAAACGAAAGTGCAGAGGATGATGGTTCTTCGGCTCTTAGCGCTGCTGCAGGTACGTTCATGGGTGCTATTGCTTCTAACGCTGCAGACATCATGTTTGGTAAGTAAGGATAAATACATGCCCAATTATAACACACAAGGTATTACAAGTTCTGCAGGTGGTGATCCTCGTAACTTAGGTGGCTCAGAGGGCTACGGCAATCCTAGTGCTTCTAGCTCATCAGGGCTTATGAGTAACACCTCTAATGCTACAGCTAAAGATGATGATAAGGATGAGCCAGGCTTCTTTGAGAGTATAGCTAATCTCTTCTCTGGTGCTGGTGCAGACTTACCTAGTGATCGTAAGGATGATGATGGTGACTCAGGCATATCTTTCTATGATAGCCCTATGTTTACACCCTATGATGGTGGCTCTGATGATAGTGCTGCAGCATCGACAGGTCTACCCTTTAGTACGACAGCAGCTGATCGTGCATTGTACGAAGCTCTAGGTGTTGATGTACCAGAGGTATACACAGGTAAGATGGGTGAGGAAGAACCAGAGCCTAACCTTGATATGGATGTACTACAGGATGCGTTACAGCCTGAGCCTATCACTGTAGAAGAGATTGAAGTTAAGGCTGGTGACACTCTAACTGCTATTGCAGAAGAGAAGGGTCTACCTGTACAGGATGTCATTGATGCTAATCCACAGATCAAGAACCCTGACTTGATTCGCCCTGGTGAGAAGGTTACTCTACCTGGTATGCTCTCAACTGCAGGTAAACTCTTAAAGACTGCTACAGACCCAGAAGCTCCTGCACCTGTCTCAGAAGATCCTGATCGTGAGTTCTACCAGTCAGGCATACCTTTAGAAGATCGTTTTCCTCCAGAGGCAGACACAGGTACTGACCCACGTAACTTAGGTGGTGCAGAAGGTTATGGTGCTGACACAGGTGAAGGGCTTATGAGTCCTACAAACCTATCATCTCGTTTGGATACTAAAGGTGGTGAGGTTGCAGGTGCAACAACTAAAGCATATGACTTTCTGACTAAGGCAGGACTTAACCCACCAGAGGATCAGCTTTTATCTGATAAACTGGCAGTGACAGGTGATCAGTTTGCAAACAGAGAAGAGGCTTTAGGGTTCATTGATAGTTCACTAGGCTTTGAGCCTACAAGAAAGGCGGCTTTCAGTGCTACAGTAGATGCAGAGTCTAGTAGTGGGTTACTAGAAGGTACTAACTATAGTAAGGATTCTGCTATTGCACGGCTTGGCGGTGGTGATGCTAACAGAATAGCACGTATTGAGGCTCTTTATGGAGGGCGTAATAGGCTTCCTGCAGAAGATCAAGAAAGGCTGTTTGACATTGCCTACGGAGGCCGTATGGGTAATGCGGCAAATGAAGGTCACAAGTACAGAGGTAGAGGTCTGATTCAGATTACGGGCAAAGACAACTACCGTAAGTATGGAGAGGCTATAGGCGTTGGAGATGCTTTGGTAAATGATCCTGATATACTAATAAACAACCCTGCTGTGATGTTAGCTGTAACAGAGGCTTACCTACAAGACAGACTACCTGAAAGAGATGATGGTTTAAGTGCTAATGATTTAAAGGACGCTATCGGACACTCAGGTGATGTTCCTAGAGGCGTTACTTGGAATGGCACAGGAAGTGCTTACAAAGGTAATCAGCGATGGTTGGACGTAATAGCCCGTTTAGAAGAGGCAGGAAAACAAGATGAGGCTGACGAAGCACGGCTAAATAATGAGTTTACTGCGCAGCAAAGGGTAGGTGTCCGTATTGATGGTGACATAGGCACAGGTAGTGAAAGTGCTATGCGTGAGTTCCTAGAAGATGAAGGCATAGTAATCCCAGAAGGAACTAGCAGAAGAGAGCTTGTCCGTCTAGTGAATGGTGCTCCCTAATGTTCGGCTTACCCCTAGAACTTATCACAATGCTCTTCTCCACAGTGCTAGGCGCAGTCATGTCTATCTGGGGGCAGAACACTAAGAACAAAGCTAAGCAGCAAGAGATGATGATCAGTGGTATGCAGCAAGCCAGAGAGCATGGCAAGACTGACACACACTTCGCATGGACACGTAGGCTCATAGCCTTATCCTCAATCTTTGCTATTATAGTCTTGCCAAAGCTAGTTGCTGTGTGGTATCCTGAGGTCAGCGTTATCGTAGGCTACACTGAGGTACATGGTGGCTTATTTAACTGGCTGTTTGGCGGTGACGGTACAGTACAATGGCAGGCAGCACGTGGCTTTGTTATAACACCCTTAGACACACACATCGTATCCGCTATCGTAGGTCTCTACTTTGGCGCAGGCTTCACTAAGTAAGGTATAATTATGGAACAAGACTTTTTCGATAGACCTATTCCGGGCCAGTCCCTAACCATGGAACCTGGCAACGTCCCGTGGGAGCAGCCCCCAGAGATGGCTGACATTGAGGATGTTACAAAGTTTTACATTAACAAGCTTGCTAACCAAGAAGTACTTGATGACTTTGGTGCATTGTGTGAGGCGGGTGTACCCCTAGCCCCTATCGTAGAGAGTATCTACTTACAGGGTGTAACTCGTGGTCTTCACACAGTTGATGCAGGTATGCTGGTAGCCCCTGTCATTCACACCTTTCTAAAGCAGGCACTGGGTTCGATGGGTATCACAGCTAAGGATACCAATGCTGATCCTAAGAAAAAGGCTGAGGAGAAAGAGAAGCAACGCTTCCTTCTGTTGGCTAACAAGTATCTGCTTGAAGAGGGTGACGATACAAGTGACCCTGGTAAGGCAATGCTACGTGAGTTGGTAGATCAGGAAGAGCCTGTAGAAGAAGAGTCTATGGAAGACATGGCTCCTGTAGAAACTGTAGAAGAAGAACCTACGGGTTTGATGGCAAGGGGCTAAGACATGGCATTTGATTGGAAAGCATTCGGTGCAGCCTTTTTAGGCGAAGTCACAGAAGGTATTGAAGAGCGTGGCGCAGAAGCTAAGAAGTATAAAGAACAGCAGGAAGCTGCAGCTGAGCGTAACCAGAGTTTAATCACACAGCGTAACTCTAGGGCTAGGCAGGCTGCACAGTACGGACGCCAAGCTGAAACACTTATGGGTGTGCATCCACAAGGCAAGGCACTTGTGCGTCAGGCTATGGCATCAGGTATGGGTACAGTACAGGAGTTGTATGAGAAGTTAAACAAGGCTGCTAATGCACCAGGCCAGAATGGTAGGTTAGGTGTAGATGATATTGATGCCATCATTAACATGCCTAGTATCCCAGCTGTAGATAAGGCTCTTATGGACATGAGCCTAGAAGATTACGCTAAGAAGACATATGGCGTTAGCCCTACTACACAGTATGCTGCACCAGAAGATGATACAAGTACTGTAGGACAGCTGTTTGGCTTTGGTGCTAAGGCTCGTGTTAAGCAACAACTTGCTGAGCAGGACTTTGGTAGTGGCATGACTGTAGCTGAGATCAACCAACTAGCTAGGCAGGAGGAGTATACCTCACTCATTCCTGGTGCTACTATGGTGTTCACTGAGCGTAACATGTTTGACACAGACAAAGCCTTTGACTTCTCTAAGAAGATCGCACAGGTTGCAGCGGATGCGATTGATACAGATCAAGCAAAGGCTACTATTAAGTTAGCAGGTAGAAATGCTGTGGTGGCTGGTATGACCTCAGAGCAAGCAACTGCAGCGAGAGTTAGGGCAGAAGAGCAGGCTATTAAAGATCTACAGATAGAAGCTACTAAGGGGCTCATTGACTACTTTGCTGACACATATAACAAGGGTGGGTTCTTTGATAATGTACTTGCAGTACAGACTATTGAAGCACTTAATCCTGGATATGTAGATACTCTTAAAGCAGAGTATTCTATTGAAGCACCTGATGGTGTAGAGGATACAGAGGCTGAGGGAGAGGCTACTGGGACAGTCGCTGCAGATGATCCTGTAGTTCCAGAACCTGTGACGCTTACTGAACCTAAGCCTGAGGATGCAGAACAAGATGAGAAGTACCCTACTGCTGCTCCCTTTGATGAGACAGGTATCAAGTTAGTAGAACAGGCTATGGAAGGTCAGTTCTTTGATGGTAACTACTCAGATAAGTACACCCGTGCGCAATGGGATGAGATGAGTAGGGCAGAACGTAGGGAGAGAGGCTTACCTGAGTCTCCTGCTGGTGGCTTTTTAAACTTCTACTTCCGTGATGAGCTTGATGAGTTGATAGCACCGTCTGTTAAGACACTGAACATTGTACGTAATGCAGATAAACCTAATTACAAAGTCAAGATAAGAGGTAGGCTAGGTACATTCAATGTAACTGCTGAGCAACTAAAGATGTTGGATGAGTCTAACTTTATTGGTGACAATCCACAGATTACTATAGAGGAGTATGATGAGGGTGAGGATAAGGTAAGAAAAAGCTTATCCCAAAAAGACTTAACTACTTTCGGAGCAGGCTAATGAGCTACGAAGAATCCATGGCAAGGCTTAATGCTCTTAGGTCTGGTACGCCACTAACGCCAGAGATAGAGACACCTAGCACTTTCTCACTAGATCCAGGTACTACCCTAAAGAAGGATGACCTTAAGAAGAACTACGAATACACCACAGCCATTCGTGACTACATGGTAGAGCGTAAGGGTGTGGACTACCAAGAAGTAGATGAGGATACACTTGTAGAAGACTTCGTAGATCATATGCGTTACTTCAACGCTAACACTGTATCGACAGCTGGTGAGGTGCGCTTCATTAGTAAAGCAGATGATAGACGTAAGGCTAAGGCTGCTAAGGCATACCAACTGTATGACCAGCTAGGCAACGTGTTTGTCAATGATGGTATCATGGGTGCAGTAGATGGTATTAAAGACTATGTATTTGCTGCAGCATCTGATCCTACAAACTACATTGGTGTAGCTACTGGTGGTATTGCTCGTGCTGGTGCAGCTGGTCTTAGTGTTACTGGTAAGCAACTCATCAAGGCATCTGTACGTCAGGCTGGTAGGGAAGCACTTAAGAGTGGCGCTACTAAGGCTGCAGCTAAAGAGGCTGGTGAACGTGCTGGTATTGAGGCTGCACGTAGGGCTGTTGAGAAGGGTATGACTACCCGTCAGGCAGGTAAGGCATACAATGAAGTATCCAAGCGTGTAGCTAGTGAGGGACGCCGTGCCTTAGCTAAAGATGCTATGCTTATGCAACAGAAAGAACTGTTCGCTGCAGGCTCTAAGACTGCCCTAAAGCAGACTGTTGCACTAGATGCTACTGCTGCTGTACTACAGGATGTCATGGCACAGAATGTCATGCTTGAAGTAGGCGCACAGGAAGAGTACAGCGCTCTGCAGACAGGCTTTGCATCACTACTTGGTGGTGTTGCTGGTGCTGCACAGTTAGGCTTTGGTAAGTTCCGTGGTGCATCTGGCTTAGAGGATACAGGATCTTCCCTAGAGAAGCTATCTAATGCTGTTATTGAAGAGGCTGCACCTACCCTTAACAAGGAGCAGTCAAGTAAAGCAGCCAAGGCTATCATGGAGAGTGTTGACTCATGGAATGAGAAGGTGGCTAAGGGTAGTGCCTACTCAGCAGATGCTATGCCAGCAGAACTTATCAAGAACATTATGCTAGGTGAAGATGGTGCAGGCGGTCTAGCTAAAGTGTTTAAAGACTCTGGCTATGGTATTGATCGTAATAAGACTATCTCAGATGTGATCACAAATGTTGTGCGTTACATCCCAGAGGAAGAGCTTAACCGTATCAATGAGGGTATGTTAAAGTACTCAGGTATTCAGTTCGGTGAATTAGGTAGCTCTAAAGTTAAGATGGGTGACATGCTTGCCAAGAGAATTAACGAGGCAGGTAAGACCCTGAACGTTATGTCTCAGGTACGTAAAACCCTAGACGCTGGTATCGTTGCTTCTAAGGATAAGATTGATGCAGCTGTAGATGATATTGATGCTAAAGAAGCTGTAGGCGAAGAGCTACAGAAGATGAATAAGTCTGACAAGTATAAGTATGGTCAGTCTGTGTGGAAGCGCTTGCTTGTTTCATCCCCTGCTACAACAGCATTGAACATTGCAGGCTTCTCCCAGTATTATGCAGGTCAGACTATGGCTGACTTGTTTAACTCATCTACACTAGCTCTTAAAGGGCTGGGACAGA